GCGTCAAGTGGGGCTTTGAGTCGGGCCAGTTATGGCAATTGGGCGACTATCGGCTGATATGCGGCGATTGCACGGATAAGGCGACGGTGGAGCGGGTGATGCAGGGAGAACGGGCGGCGCTTATCTGGACCGATCCGCCCTATGGCGTGAACTACGGCGCGAAATTGGATGCTGCGAACCCGATGGGCTATCGGGTTCGCAGCATCGAGAATGACGACCTCTCTCCAGACAAACTTGAGGTCTTTATTAGGTCTGCGTTATCGCGCTGCGCTGAATACAGCAGCGAAGGTGCGGCTATTTACGTAGCGTGCCCGGCGGGCACGCTACTCCCGACTCTGATTGCATCATTCGTCGGGAGTGGCTTTACGTTTCATTGGGGTCTGGTATGGGTAAAGGATCAACTTGTTCTTGGACGGGGCGATTATCACTTCAAGCACGAGAACATTCTGTATGGGTGGAAGCCTGACGGAGCGCACTATTTCATACCTGACCGGACGCAGACGAGTGTGTTTGAATATCCGCGTCCAAAGTCAAGCGAAGAGCACCCGACCATGAAACCGGTAGAACTTGTGGAGCATATGGTTCGCAACAGTTCACAGGTTGGCGACATGGTGCTTGATCCTTTTCTCGGCAGCGGCACAACCCTCATCGCCTGCGAGCGCCTGGGGCGCAAGTGCCGCGCGGTGGAGATTTCACCCGGCTATTGTGCCGTGGCGATTGAACGCTGGGCGCAGACAACGGGCGGGACTCCAATTCTGGCGAATGGTGCATGATGGCAGGCGCAAACCAGTTCACGGCCAAGCAGTTCACCGATGCGATACCGGGCACGGGCGGCATCATCGCGGCCATCGCCAAGCGCGTCGGTTGTGACTGGCACACGGCGAAGAAGTACATTGACGCACTACCTACCGTCAAGCAAGCGTATGAAGATGAGTGCTCGAACATAGACGACCTTGCCGAATCTACCGTCATTCGTGCGATCAAAGACGGCGACGTAGGCGCAGCGAAATGGTGGCTGGAGAAGCGGCGGCGGGACAGGTTTGCGAACACGCTGGATGTGAAGGCTGAATTGAGTGGGCCGGCAGACGGCGCTATCCCGGTTAGACTGGTGGATTATCGTGCTCTCGTTACCGAAATTGCGGACTGACCAGCAGACGATTGCCAAGCATCCGGCAAAGGTGAAGGTGCTCGCCTGCGGGAGACGCTGGGGCAAGACGGTGCTTGGCGGGCGCTGCGTGATGAACGTGCTCGCGCAGCATGGCCGGGTAGCGTGGATTGCACCCAGCTACAAGAACACGCGCCCATTGTGGCGCTGGGCGTCCAACGTGGTGCAGCCGGCAGTCAAGGCGGGCCGGATGAAGATCAACCAGTCTGAGCGCGTTATCGAGACGGACAAAGGCGGTTTTCTGGCGATATACTCAGGCGATAACATCGACAGCATCCGGGGCGAGGCGTTTCACCTTGCTGTGCTGGACGAAGCCGCCATGTTGGGTGAGACAGCCTGGACGGATGCGATCATGCCGACGCTGGCAGACTATGACGGGGACGCGATCCTAATTAGCACGCCGAAGGGCCACAACTGGTTCTTTCAGGAGTTCGTCAAGGCGCAAGGTGACGGCCGCGATAGCATGGCGTTTACGGCGCCGTCAAGCGCCAACCCGCTGCCGACGATCCGGCACGCTTACGAGATGGCACGCGAGCGTGTCAGCACGCGCACCTTTCGTCAGGAGTGGGATGCTGAGTTCGTTGAGGATGGCGGCGTGTTTCGCCGCATCCGCGAAGCCGCGACAGCCACGCCGCAGACAGGCGCGCAGGACGGTCACCTGTACATCCTCGGCGCTGACTGGGGCCGCACGAACGACGCGACCGTGCTTACCGTCATCGACGCCACGACGCGCGAGGTGTGCTACGTGGATAGGATGCTGGACACGGACTACCGTCTGCAAACGTCACGCCTCCGGGCCCTGTCCGAGCGTTTCAACATCGCGCAGATCGTCGCCGAGACGAATAGCATGGGCGGGCCACTGGTAGAACAACTACTGGGCGAGGGCTTGCCGGTGCTGGGCTTCACCACGACAAACGCGAGCAAGGCGATGATTATTGACGGGCTTGCACTGGCCTTCGAGCGTGATGAGCTGCGTATCCTCAACGACGCGCAGCTGATTGCTGAGTTGCAAGCCTACGAAGCCGAACGCTTGCCGGGTGGCATGATCCGTTACAGCGCGCCGGCTGGCATGCACGACGACCATGTGATGAGCTTGGCGCTGGCGTGGAGTGCGGCACAGAACGCGGGTATGGACTATATGAGGTTTATTGCATGACCTATCACGTCATTGGCGGCGCACAAGGCTATAAGGGCATCACGCTCAGCGACTTCGACACCTGGTTGGATGCGCAGATCACGGGCCACGGCGACGCAGCCGAAATGTATCAGTCGGTCGCGTGGGCCTATCGCTGCGTCCAGTTGCGCGCCAATGCCGTTGCCGCCATGCCGTTCGTGGTTACGCGTGAAGGTTCCGACGACGAGGTTGATTCGCCGTGGCCGTTGACGCGCCTGTTGTGGAATACCGAAGCCGCGCTATCCGTGTGGGGCGCATTCTACTGGCTGAAACGCGCTAACCGGGTGGTGCTCAAAGAACTGCAATGGCTCAACCCGCTGACGATGAAAGCCGAGTACAACGAGAACGGTATTCAGGGCTTCGAGCAGAAGGTCGGCGCGGTCACCAAACGCTTCACGCCACAACAGATCGTGTACGGGCATTCGTTCAATCCGTATGACGACCTGGGGCCGGGCGTTGCACCGTTGCAAGTGGCGCTCGAAGCGGCGGGTATTGCGAAGAACGTCAACCAGTGGGCCGCGGGCTTCTTCGAGCACGGCGCAATTCCGGCGCTGCTGCTTCACACGGATAGCACGCTGCCGCGCGGTGAAGCCGAGCGCATCGAGGGCGCGTGGAATCGCATGGTTGCCGGCGTGCGCAATGCCTGGAAAGCTGTGGTGCTGCAGGGCGGGTTGAAGCCGGAAGTGATTCAGCCGCCCGTCAATACGCTGGCTCTGCCTGAGTTGCAAGCGGGCGTGCGCGCACAGATCGCCACGGCGATGGGCATTCCGCAGACCATGCTGGAGGATGCTGCCAACTTCGCGACGGCGAAGGAGCACAAGCAGAGTTTCATTCTGGACACGATAGCGCCGGAATGCGAGATGATCCAGGAAGTCGCCAACGAGCAGCTATTCCAACTGTACGGGTTGGAGTTGCAATTCAGGCCGCAAGACCTGGACATTCTCCAGGAGGACGAGGAACAGCGCGCCGGTTCGCTGGCGTCGTTGGTGTCCTCGGGTATGCCGCTGAAGCTGGCGCTGGAAGTGCTCGGCTATGACTTGACGCAGGATCAATGGGAAATGCTCGCGGAGGCCGAAGCTGAAAAGCAGCGCGCCCAAGAACGTGACTTCGAGTTACAGAAGGCGCGGTTCAGCCAACCAGTAGTCACAACGCCTGGCACACCACGAACAGCCGAACCGGACAGCGATGAGCGCGATGAGCGCCGCGAGCGCGCCATGCGCAGCGACCTGCGCTTGTGGGAACGCAAGGTAGACAAGCGCGGGCGGGTGACGGGCTTCGAGTCTGAGCACATTCCAGCGGGCGTCAAGGCGCTGGTGACGCAGCGCATGAATGAGGACGTTGACACAGCATTCGACTTCCTCAAGGCGGCTGACATGACGGCCGCGGAAGCGGCGCTGCAAAAGCGGATTGCAAAGGTTCTGCGCGAGGCCGAAGAGCGCGCAATCGCAGCCATCGAAGCCGGGTCCGAATTCGATTATGACCTGTTCGCGCAGGATATGCGCAAGGCGTTGCAGCCACAACTAACCAGCATTGCTACTGAGCAGGTGCTACGCAATGCAGTGCTGGTTGGCGTTGACTTCGATATAGCTGCGGTGAATGAGGCGGCACTCGCGTGGGCGCAAGGTTACGCCTTCGAGTTGGTCAAGGGTATCACTGACACGACGCGCAAGGTGGTGAGCAAGGCCATTGAGGCGTTTGTGGCTACACCCGGCATGAGCAACGCTGATTTGCGCGCCATGCTTGCGCCGACATTTGGCGATGTACGCGCCGCCATGATCGGGACGACTGAAGTCACACGGGCATACGCGCAGGCGACTGCCATCTATCAGGAGCTTGCCAAACAGGACGGCATTGCAATGGTGCGCATTTTTGATACTTCTGGAGACGATAAGGTGTGTCCTGTGTGTGGACCGCTGGACGGAAAACCGGAAAGCGAGTGGGGCCAGTTCGTAGATGGGCCGCCATGTCACGTAGGCTGCCGGTGTGGAACACACCTGGAACTGGTAAGGAAAAAGAAATGATCCCTGTTTTAGTTGGAGGATTCATTCAATCTTGCGGAAACTACGTTGACACAATCGGCTTTTTTGATTCAATTGTATCACTTTACGTGCAATAGCGCAAATGCGAAGGGCAAGCGCAATGGTTGAGGTCGAAGTCAAGATACCGGATGACTTGTTGAAGCAGCTTGACCCGGCGAAGGTTGACCGGGCTTTGCGTGCCTCAACCTATGCCGTCGGTCAACTGGTGCAAGGCGAGCTACAGAAGTCTACGCCTCCGGCGCACCGTCCGGTCATTTGGGCCAGCGCGAAGGCGCGGCGCTATTACTTCGCCATACGACGCAAAGCTGGCTTGCCGATACGTTACACACGGCAAAGCGATCCAATGTCGCAGCGGGTACAACGCGGCTGGACGGTCCTGCATCATGGAAGCACAGATGCCATTGTGCGCAACCGGGGCGTGCGCTATGCCAAGTATGTGCAGTCGTCACAATACCAGACGGCACAACATCGGGCGACCGGCTGGATGACCGATGCGCAGGCTGTCAACAATGTGGAGCGCCGCGGCGATGTCAAACGCGTTACCGAACAGGCCGCGCGCAAGGAGCTTGGACTATGAACATAGTTGAGATCAAGGCCATCACCGACGACAGCGTAACCGTTGCAGGTTATGGCGTCGTGTGGGGCGCGCATGATATCGAAGGCGACACTTTCACGCCACAGACCGACTTTGACGGTGGCTATGTGCCGTTGAAGCGCGTCTACTACGACCACACGTTGGACGCTGAAGTTCAGGAACCGTTAGGTGTGGTTACGGAAACAAAGACGGATGACATGGGGTTATGGGTTGAGGCCCAGCTTGACCGCAGTAAACGCTACGTAGAGGCAGTGGTCAAGCTCATCGAAAAGGGCGTATTGGGCTGGTCATCCGGCTCCATCTCGCACCTGGTCCGGCGCGAAGGCAAGTCGATCAAGGCGTGGCCGATTGTGGAATTTAGTTTGACGCCAACGCCTGCGGAACCGAGAACACTTGGCGTACGCAGGCTCAAAGCTCTGGTCGAGGAACATCCCGAACTAAAGGCACTGCTAGAGGATGACGCGCTTGAGGCGTTGTCAGCAGATGCGGCGAAGGATGTAACCGAGCCAGTTGAGATCAAGACATTTGCAGGAGAATTAGCAATGAGCGAGCAGACGAACGCACCGGCCGTCGAGCCGGTGGATATCGCCGCTATCGCCCGGCAAGCTGCGACTGAGGCAGTCAAGGCTTACAAGGCAGAGTTGGCGAAAGAGGAGCCGGAGGTCAAGGGCGCGGCGGCAGTGCCGGCCACGCCGAAAGACCCGGCTGACAAGGGGCCGTACAAGTCGCTGGGCATGTTCCTCCAGGACGTTGCGGCCATGAGCACACCGGGCGGGCAGCCGCGTTATCCCGACTTCCTGCGCACCTATAAGGCGTTGGGCCTGAACGAGACCATTCCGGCACAGGGTGGATTCCTCGTTCAGCAGGACCTCGTTGGCGGGCTGGTTGAGCGCATGTACGAGGACGGCGCAGTCATGTCGCGCTGCTGGCGTATCCCGGTGGGCGCTAATTCGAACGGCGTCAAGCTGAATGCGTTGGCTGAGACCTCGCGCGCGACGGGTTCGCGCTGGGGCGGCGTGCGCGGCTACTGGCTGGCCGAAGCCGCCACCAAAACCTCATCCATGCCTGAGTTCCGGCAGATTCAGCTTGACCTGAAGAAGGTCGCGGCTGTGGTCTACGCCACCGATGAACTGCTGCAGGACGCAACGGCGCTGGAAGGCATCGTGTCGCGCGTCGTGCCTGCTGAGCTGCGCTTCCTCACCGAGGACGCGATCATTCGCGGCGCGGGCGGCGTGCAACCGGCTGGCATCCTCGGATCGGGTGCGCTGGTGTCCGTGGCAAAGGAGAATCTCCAGGCCGCTGATACCGTCGTGTTCGAGAACATCGTCAAGATGTGGTCGCGCATGTGGGCACCGAGCCGGCGCAATGCGGTTTGGTTCATCAACCAGGACGTTGAGCCGCAGCTCTACGGTATGTCGATGGACGTTGGCACGGGCGGCGTGCCGGTGTACATGCCCGCGGGCGGGCTGTCCGGCGCGATGTACGGCACCTTGTTCGGGCGACCCGTGATCCCGATTGAGCAGGCCGACACCGTGGGCGACCAGGGCGACGTGATGCTGCTGGACCTGTCGCAGTATGCGTTGATCGAGAAGGGCGGCATCCAGGCGGCTTCGTCAATTCATGTCGCCTTCCTGACCGACGAGCAGGTTTTCCGCTTCGTGTACCGGGTGGATGGGCAGAGCCTGTGGAATGCGCCGTTGACGCCATTCCAAAGCGCCAACACCCTGTCGCCGTTCGTCGTGCTTGATGCACGCTAAGGAGTGATGAGATGTTGAGCATGAGCCATGATGCAAAGGTTGTGATCCTGCCGCAGTGCGATATCGGTGGCACGAACACCGCTACGCAGGACGCCACCTACTGGGCACCGGCGCACGATGCGCGCGGCTACCATGACATTTACGCCAAGATTTGGGTTGGCCCGACCTGGAATGCCGCCGATGACCTGGACACCTGCAAGCTGCAGCAATGCACGGCAGCCGACGGCACCGGAGCGAAAGACCTGACGACCTCCGGCAGCGGCACGACGTATGACTACGACACCGATTATCCGGTGGATGCGGCCACGAACACCGTCGTGATGGAAGTGCGCACCTCGCAGATGGACATGGCGAACGGTTACTACTACGTGCGCGCNNATCCTGTACAACGCCCGCGAAAAGGGCGCTGAGAAGGAAGGCGCGGCTAGCTCTGGTGTCACCGTCTACGTGACGACCTGATAACCCAGGCGGCGGGGGCGGGGCAACTCGCTCCCGCTAACAATGGAAAGGACAGACAATGGAATCTCAGTATGTACGAACTGCGCTGTTTGGGAACAAGTATCCCGGCGGCGTGCTGGTCATCTCTGACTTGCAGCAGCATCCGGGCAACATCTTCTTCGTGGACTCCGGCCATGCTTCGGCGTCCGATGCGGCGGGTTACGGCCTGACGCCGGATCGCCCGTTCGCGACGCTTGACTATGCGGTTGGCAATTGCACCGCTTCCAATGGCGATGTGATCTACCTCATGCCGGGCCATGCGGAGAGCATTACCGGGGCGACTTCGGTGGTCATGGATGTGGCCGGCGTCAAGGTCGTGGGCCTCGGTTGGGGATCAACGCGGCCGACCTTCACGCTCACCACGGCAACAGCGGCCACCTGGAATGTCACGGCGGCAAACTGCTGGATCGAGAACGTGTTGATTGTCGGCAACTTCCTGAACATCGCCGCCATGATGACGGTCGGCGCAGATGCGGATGGGCTGACGCTCAAGAACGTCGAAATGCGCAATACCTCCGTGATCCTCGGTGCGCTGGTCGGCATTGCCATCGCGACCGGCGTCACTGATGTGACCATTGACGGCTTCAAGTTCGTGGAAGTGACGGGCGGCTTGACGGCAGCTGGCACCAGCGTCATTGCCGCGGCTGGCACGTATGACCGGCTGACGCTCATCAACTCCGACATTCGGGCGCATTGCTCGGCGGCCGCGGTCAAGCTGGACGCGGGCGCGGGCGCGGCCATTCGCATCGAGAACGTGCGGCTGTTGCAGACCGAGACCGGCGCGGGCCTGGGCATCGCGGTGCACAACTCCTCAACCGGCTACGTGAACGACGTGATTGTCATCAATCTGAAGAACAACGTCGTGGGCGTCACGGGGACCGGACTAAGTGTGGGGCCGAACGTGCGCTACTCGAACGCGGTTAACGCCTACGCGGGCATCTACACCACGACGGTTGATTCGTAGGAGGTAACACCATGAGCACTGAATGGACTACCGTTCGCAATGCGCTGGTGTTGCGGGATAAGGAACTGCCGCATCGCTGGTATGACGCCTTTGGCGCGAATGTTGTCAAGTGTTCGTTTGACTGGCGCAACGTGATCTCAACCACGACTGCGGCAGGCTTCACGCCTACGTTGTCTAACGGCACCTTCGTTTCGACGGACAGCACTTCGGGCGGGCTGGTGCAGTTCGCGCTGGGCGGGCAGGACAACGCCAAAGTGCAAGTGCAATCCTTCACTGAGTTGTTCAAGTTCGCGGCAGCCTGGCCGGCCTACTTCGGATGCAAGTTCAAGCTCACGGACGTTGACGACAACGACGTGCATCTCGGCATGATTATCCGCGACACGGATTTCTCCGATGGCGTTTCAGATGGCGTGTACTTCCGCGTCGCTGACACCAGCGCGGTGATGTCGTTCGTCCTGGAGAAGGACAGCGCAGAGACAACCTACGAAGTCGCGACGCTGGCTGATCTTGGCGTGTACACCGTCGAATTCTACTATGACGGCGCGGGCTACGTGCACGCTTATCTCAACGGCGTGCTGGTCACGTCCATCGCCACCAGTAACGCCAATTGGCCGAATGACGAGGACTTGACTTTCTCGCTGGGCGTGCAAGCCGGTTCAGCCGCAGCCAACCACGGCTATATCTACTGGTCGCGCGCGATCCAGATTCAGGAGCCGTAAGGTGTGACGGGGAGCGCGGGGCGACTCGCGCTCCTCCAGGGGGTGACATGAAAGTACATCGCATCTATGCCGACGGCGTAGCGATCAATGACACGACCGGGGCCATGACCGGCAATGTCTATCTGGATGCCGTGCTGGTGCACATCGACACCGCGCCGACAACGAGCGAATATCTTGCGATCACGCTGGACTCAGTGGCCGAGACGCAGCATGACGTGGTGATTTATAAGATCGATCTGTCGGCGGCCAGCACGACGGACATCGTTATCACGCAGTCCGATTTGAATCTGCCGCTGTTGACCGGCGATGCGCTGCGCACGACTTACGCCAACACGGACAAACGGCGCATTGGCGTAACCTACCTGTTGAGGTGATGACATGGCGCAATACCTCAATGGGTTGAAAACGATCAACGGCGTGGAGTTGAACGAAGGCATCTTGCACATGTCCGGCAATGCGACGGTGTGGGATGATCTGCGCATCTCCGGTTCGGCGGCGCGCCTTGGCTCAACTGCACCGACGCTGAGCGCATTCTTGGGCGCGGGCAATATCAAGGCGTTGACATTCGATGTGGCACAGCACGACGAAGTGCACTTTGAAGTGCAGATGCCGCACGACTACAAGCAAGGCACGGCGATCTATCCGCATGTGCACTGGGCTCCGACTACCGCCGATGCGGGTAATGTCGTATGGCAACTGGACTATACCTGGGCTTCGCACAGCGGAACCTTCGGCGCAGCGGCTACGCTGACCAGTGATGCGACTGCGGCGGGTGGTACGGCCTGGGTGCACAAGATGACCGAATTGAAAGACGGTTCTGGCAATAACTACATTGCGGGGACCGGGCAGACGATCTCAAGTATGCTGGTTTGCCGGTTGCACCGTGACGCGGGCCAGGGTGATGACACGTTAGCGGCGTCTGTCGCGTTTCTGGAGTTTGACATCCACTACGAGAAGGACACGCTAGGAAGTCGCACGGCGACGGCGAAATAGAGGCGCATGATGTACTGCACCATCGCGGACCTAAAAGCGTATCTCGGCATCACCGGCACAGGAGATGACCTGCTGCTGTATGACTGCATCCAGCGGGCACAGGCGTTGATCGAACGACGCACCGGGCGTGTGTTCGAGGTGACGGTTAGCACGACGCACTACTTCGACGCGCTGGCCGAGGTGTGCGGCTCGACGTTGTGGTTTGATGACGACTGCTGCTCGATCACGACCGTCACGAACGGCGATGCCGATAGCACGGTCATCACGTCGGCCTACTACACCACGAAGCCGGTCAACTCAACGCCGTACTATGCTATCACGCTCAAAGGTTCGTCGGGTTACTCCTGGCAGTACGTCAACGATCCTGAGAACGCGATCCAGGTTAGCGGCAAGTGGGGCTATTCGGCCACGCCACCGGAGGACATCGTACAGGCGTGCGTGCGGTTGGCGGCGTATCTCTATCGGCAGAAGGACCAGCAGGTGATCGAGAGCATGGTCACGGAACAGGGCATCATCACGGTACAGCCGGGCTTGCCGAAGGACATCGAAGAACTGCTGCGGCCATACAAGAGGCGCATCAAATGACAACCTATGTTGCTTTCGTCAATGCGCTGGAGGCCGTGACCGTAACGGGCGTCACGCGCAAGTTCACGCAGGGCCAGCCGAACAGCCTCAATACGGCCGACCTACCCGCACAGTGGGTTGACCTGCCGCGCGGCGAAAGTGTGCCGGCAACATGCGTGGGCGACATGACGCGCACGTTGACCGCCGATCTCATGGTTGCTATCGAGCCAGTAGGCCAGAACCAGAGGCCGACGAACTTCGACGCCGTGGTAACGATGCTGGACAGCCTGCACACGGCGTTGGATGCAGTTGACCTCGGCACAATGGCGCATCCTGAGTGGAATAGTAAGCTGGTGATTCTCACCGTCAACACGGTTGACTATTGGGGCGTGCAAACTGAGGTGAGCGCGCTTGGCTAAAACCGTGCATTCTAAGCACGGTTAGCGAACGGAGTAACTACATGGCATACGAGAAATATACCGGGTACTCAGCAACGACCGTCGTGGACTGGGGCGCGATGTCGGCCTGCGGCGGCTGGCGCAAGATCACCATTGCCGAGAAGGGCGCGCCTGCTGCTGAGACGATTGACATTACGGATGCAGCTGACGCCACCTATGACTTCGTAGACGATCCGCTGGGCGGCAAGGGCAGCGCATCGTCAACCGTGACCGTGGAGGGCTTCCTGTCCGTAACCGACAAGGAGGATAGCGGTTGGACGTCAATGGCTATCGGCTCGGCGCAGACGGTCCTTATCACGAAGAAGGCCAGCAACGACGAATGGACGGCGGCGATGGTTTACAAGTCGTTCACCACCGAGGCGGCAGTCGGCACCGTTGTGCCGTTCACGGCGACCTTCGAAGCTGTGACTTCGGCGGGCACCTGGTCAACCGACGTACCATAAGGATGATGACACATGGCACAACTTGAGTTTACCGGACTTAATCAAACCTTCTCCTGGAACGGCAAGGAACTCAGTGGCATTCGCAAAGTGACGCTAGTTGAGGATGACGGGCCATCGGTCGAGCAGCTTGACGTGACGACATGCACCGACAGCGCATACACGTTTCTGGCCGATCCGCTGGGCGCGAAGGGCAACCCGACCGTAACCATGACGGTTGAATTGCTGGACGCCTATGACTCGTACAATCTTGGGTTGCAGACCAAGTTTCCGTTCAACGACAAGCAAGCGGTCGTCTGGTGCATGGAACCTGCCACCACCAAGGCGAACCAGTATGACCACGCGGCACTTGAGTTGACCAGCCGTACGACCGAGATCTATTGGGACCAGTACGCAACGTGCACACTCGTGTTCGAGGGTACGGCCGTCGGCACCTGGAGTTCACCGGCATGAGATACGTCTACGACAAAGACAAGTCACAGTGGGTTGAGATCACCGGCGCGGCACAACTCACCATGCGCGAACTCAATCGGCTGTATACGGGCGAACAGCGCGAGATGTTCGCGGCTGCGGCTGGCGTCGTGGCAAGCGCGCATCTCGTGGACCGGCACGGTGAGGAAGTCAACGCCAGCGATCCGGCTGACATTGACCGCTTAACGCTGGCGCAGTGGGACTGGCTGCGGCAGTCGATCATCGCCTCAGCTCGCGACGAGGCGCTCGACCCGGAAGCCTGACGGCGTTGTACTCGGCAGCGAAGGGCTGGCAGAGTACAGCGCCGATCATGGCAACCCGGTTATTCGAGCGTTATATGTTCGTCAAGCATCATAGCGGCTGGACGTATGCCGACTATGACGCAGCGACGGCGGGCGACATTGCGCTGGATGCGGAATTCGCAAAGGTAGAGCAGGCGTTTATGGAAGCGGCTAAGAAGAAGGACAGGGCCAGTGGCTAACGTCATTGACATTATCCTGCGGGGCAAGAACGAGGCGTCAACAGCGATTCGGCAAGTCAAGGGCGATCTTACCGGGTTAGATGACGCTGCTACCAACGCCACGGGTGGGCTATCCGCACTTGGCAAGGCGATTCCGGTTGCCGCCATTGCCACGGCTGCGCTCAAGGTTGGTGAGATGGCCGTCGAACTCGGCGGCCTCGGCCAACAGGTGCAACAGCAGCGCGACTACTTCGAGGTCTGGTCGGGCGGCGTCGCCAACGCGACCGATAACCTCAACGCCATGCGCGCGGCCATCGGCAACGTAATGACCGACAGTGAGGCGATGGCATCGGCCAACAAGTTGCTGTCGATGGGCCTCGCGCGCAATTCCTCAGAACTGGCTAACCTCTCCCGCATGGCCGTTATGCTAGGCGGCTCCACGC